CGCATGCCGTTGCCCGTGCCGAAGAACGTCACCTTATCCTTGGGGAAGTAACGACGCTGGTAGGTGACGGGACGGCCATCGCTGCCCTCGGTCCAAGGGGCGCTGTAGGACAGGTCGTTGGTCACGACGCGGGAGATGCCAAACTCGGAGTCGAGGTAGGCGAGCAGGGCCGCGTTGGTGACGAGGATGCCGTCCATGGAGACGCCGTTGATTGCTTTCTGGATTGCGCTGTTCTGGCGCATCTTGGAGAGCGTCGAGCGTGCGCACACCATTCCGGTGATTGCCACACCGAGGTCTGCGGCCATGTCGACGATGGCCTGAATCTGGGACGGAAGGTCTGCATCCGCACCGGGGCCGAAGTCGAGCGTGAGGCTCTTGTGGCCCGCGGGGACGCCGTAGTCCACGGTCTCGGAGAGGTTGTTCTCGGAGATGGTCACCTGACCAGTGGCGAGAAGCTCGTTCTTTGCAACCTTGGTGCGGGTCACCACCTCGTCGGCGAGCGTGTTGATGTCGTTCATCACGTAGTCGTAGAGGCTGGCCTCGGTGTTGACGCCGCGACCCTGAAGCTCGTAGAGAAGCTCGGAGGTGTTGCGCTTGACCTTGATGAGGCCCTTCTCGATGTTGCGCTGGTCGATGGGAGCGCGGACGCTCTTCTGCGCAACGGTGTCAAACGCGTGGAACTGTGCCATCTGGGGAATCTGGTACTCGGACGCGATGTAGTTCCAGCGTGCGACGAGGTTGTCGGTAAGCTCGTCACCGAACAGGCCGTCGATGGGGTCGGACGGGCGGGTTACGTTGAATCCGGTGGTGAGCAGGTCAGGCTCGCTGACCATGCCGAGGACGTTCTTGAAGAGTTCCATCGTCTACCCCTTCCTAGCCTGCGGCCTTGGACGTGATGTTCTGGGAACCAGCCGCGACTGCCTGACCGTTGGCGTCCTTCACGGCAACGGTAATCTTGTGGCCGGTGGTGGCGGTGATGTCGCTGCCGTTTGTGAGTGCAGTCCAGTCGGACAGGTCATCTCCGACCTTGACGGACGGCGCTGCCGTGGAATCGGTCTTGTAGACGTAGGACTCGCCGCTGAGAAGGGTGTATCCCGATGCGGTAATCTTGGTGTCGCCCTGTGCGGTGCCTGCGACGGACGCGACCGTGAGGCTCGCGAGCTTGCGGAACTCGGCGGGGCGAAGGACGGACGGCGAGCTTGACTTGACGGTGATTCCGGTCATCGCGGTCTTGGCGTCGCTGTCGAGGGCGGCAGGAAGACGGTCCTCATAGATGACGCCCTCGGTGACGATGGAGCCGGGTGCGGCACCGTCGGTCACGTCGATGTCCTCGTACAGGATGCCCTTCGCGGTTGCGCCGTTTGCGGGGATGACGGCACCGGCAGGTACGATGGTACGACCGTTTCTGGTCACCTTCTGGAGGTGGCTGGCGGAGATGTCAGCCGTCTCTCGGAGGCACTGCTCGTCGTTGACGAGGAAGAAACCAGCCTCGAAGGTGGTCCCGGTCGAAGAAGCGGTGAAGCTCATGGCTTACTCCTCACTCTTTCCGTATAGACGTTCGTGGCGTTCCTTTGCAATCTGGATTGCGCGTTCGTGTGCACCAGCGAACTCGTGTCCGTCCTTGTCTACAGGAGGGTTGTCTACGCCTGCTGGGTCAATCCTCTCCTTGACGACGAATGACTTCCACTTGTCTTTCGCAGCCTCTACGAGCTTGTCGGCATCCTTGATGCCTCCGTCCTCGTCCAGCTCGAACGAGTCGAGCTTGGTCACTGCCATGACGTCATCCATGTAGTCGGTCGCGATTCCAGCCTTTTCCAGAACGTGTTTTCGGTACGCCAGCGCCTTGGCTTGTTCCGTCTCCCTAGCCTCAACGCCAGACTTGTATTCGTCGTATTCGGATTTTGTTCTCTCAAGCTCCTTCTGTGAGCTGTCAAGCTGCTCCTTCAACGAGTCGTACTGCTGCTGTAGTTCGCTAAGTGACGTGTCTGCCTTGGCCTCCTCCAACTGCCTTAGGAGGTCTGGCACCTTCTCTGCCTCTTCCTTGTAGTGAGCCGCCTCTTTCTTGAGTCCGTTCACCGTGTCGGAGTGTGCCTCGATGATTGCCTCGGTCTGCTTTTCCTCGATTCCAAGGCTTTCAAGAAACTTGCGTGAAAGTGCCAATGTTTGCTCCATTTCCTCGGAGATTGTGGGGACGCTTCCTTGCCCCTGCCCACTGTGGGCTATTGGAACAAAGTCTAGCATAATGATGAAATCGACGCAAAGAAAATGCTACGCCAACATATGCGCCAGCGTAGCCAAAAGCGCTGTGGCAGGAAACAGGTCGAGGGAGGAACCACGCGCTTTTATCTGCTTGAAGTCTACCATAAAAAAAGACGCCCTTTCGGACGTCTTAGGATATGGTCCCGGGGTATCCTTTGCGCTCGGCAGCCCCTCGGGTATGTGATGTAAAGTCTACCAGTTATTGGCAGAGTCCACAAGCCTTCAAAGCCTCTTCTGCCGTATCGCACCACACCTTCCTCGTGTACCTTACGACGAGCTTGCCATCATACGTCAGCGATGGGAACACCATGCATTCACCGTCACCATTGTCAAAGTTGACGAATGGCGCATGTTGCTCATACTCGACACCCATTCCAGAAAGCATTTCTTTAAGACTATCCATCTGCTCCTGCATTTTGTCCATCTATACCACCCGTCAGTATTGTTTATACTTTTTCCAAAGCGAAGGAGGTAACGTATTTGCTCTAGTAGGCCTTTCTCCGGGAGTTGCACCGAAATTATATGACGCACGTCCACTATATCCTGTTGATGCATCGTACATATGATTTCTGTCCCTCGATAAGACTTGGGTACCCGTTCTCCTTGGCCTTGGTGCAATCACAAGAACCGAGCCGTCATTGAACTCTGCCATACCATAGTTTCCCGTTGGCCAATTAGGTGTTTCTTCCGCCTGCCTCGCAGTTGCAATCCTAATGACCTTATCTCTCTGACCAGCCGTAGCGCTTTCGAGCGCACTCTTGATGTCGCTTTCGCTCGGACTGACCATACTGGTTATCGACCTACCGTCAACCTGATAACCTCTAACGCCTGCACGCATTCTGTCCATCTGTGAATCTGTCGGTCCCCAGCTGGTGAGGCTCGGCTTGCTACCACCGCTTGAAGAGCCACCACTCGTAGCACCTCTGCCACCCATCACGCACCTTCCTTCTGGCTTGCCTCCCAAGCCTTGAGACGCTCCTTGTTGTCATTCTTGTATCTTACCACGTCGCACCTGCCGTGCACGTCAAATCCCTGCCACGAGCCGTATGACAGCAGCGTATCGACTCCACATATCTCGATTGCCACGTCCAAACCACTCTGGAACCTAGCCCTTGCCTCCTCGTCCTTACCAAGACCGACAGTAGACACGGAGAACGTCCCACCATGAGGCATTCCCTCGAACGCGAACCAGAACGAGCGCTCGTCGCTCCACTGTAAGTTCGGCACCACCTCGATGCCGCATCGCTGCCAATAGTTCGTAAGGGCCATCGACCTGTACTTGTTCCACATCTGCATCGGGTACGGCATATCAGTGTACGTAGAGAAGTCTGGCCCTATTACGCCCTGATACCTCATAAGCTCGTCTATGTACCGCTCTGGCCTGTTCCAGCACCTCTCGAAGCGGTAATCATCAAGATAGAAGTGTGCGTATCCGTCCTTGTCCTTGGAGCCTATGCAGAACGTGACAAGACGCTCTGGCACATCGTAGCACGGCATGACCTCTGGCCATCCATCCTCACTGCAATCCTGAATGTCCACGAGATGCATGTTCATGATTCTAAACGTTCTGTCCTGCTGCGTCCTCATGTAACCTCACACGTCAATTGCCATTGCATGAACATAGCTTATCAGACCACAGGGGTTGCGATGCCAGTCAATCCAACGTGTGAACGGACGCCCCGTGCAATCGTAGTCCGCGTATATGCGAACCGTCATGCACTCGTCCACGAACCCTTGAATCTCGTCATCGGTGAGGGAGAGGTAATCTTCCCAAATCTTACCATAGACGAAGTGTTGGAGAATGTCGCTCGGCTTGATGTATCCGTACACCCTCCAGCTCTCGCCATCGTCATCCCAACACACCCTGTCAGCCTCTAGGAGGCCAAATGACAGCCTGTTGTCCTCATCCCTTACAAACCTACCACCAACCGACTTGTAGCCACTGTAGGCCCTTCTGAGGACCTTCTTTGTCCGCTTCTGCATGTCTCCCCCTAGTAGTCCATGATTACGACGGGATGCATGGCCCCACGGTACAGGTCTATCATGTAGCGAATCGACTCCTTGACCAGTTGTACGTCATGCACGCTTAACGACGTAAGGTTCCCATCGTCGTTCGCCACTCCGAGGATGACGATGTTTCCCACGAGCATAGGATTGTGCTTGCTGTCATACGCTGAGCAAATCGGGTTTTGCACGAACAGTCCCTCGTCATCCACGATTACGTCGAAGTACTTGCCGCCAATCTTGCGTGTCACGATGTCGATGCACTCGCAACCGATGAGGTCATAGAACTGGCCGAGGTGGTCCTTGTCTGCAATCTCCACTACCCTGTGCTCGTCATTCTGAACGTCAATCAGATAGCCACGCATTTCGTCCTCCCTTGAAACTGGGGGAGGGCCGAAGCCCTCCCAGTCCTTCCGTCCTACTCGCTGTACTCGCTCAGGTCGATGATGTGAAGCATGAACGCCTTGGCCATGTGGTCGCTCCCGTCGATGTTCTTCAGGCCATCGCGCACCAACGTCATGCCCACCAGCTCCATGCCATCGCCACAGTCCATGAACTCCGTGATGATGTCCTGAATCCCGCTCTGCTGACTGCTCACCGCAAAATCGCGGATTCCATGGCGGAGCATCGCGGCGAACAGCTCGGGGATGCGGTCCTCCCAGATGACGTCGTGGAAGTCGAGGATGTTGTTCCCTGCGAGGTGGACCGACCTGTAATACGCATCGAACAAGTCGAAATTGTCAACCTCGTTGTAATTGAACTTCTTGCCCTCGTTCTCGAAACCGTTAATGATTTCGTCGTACTCTTTGATGCGCTTCATTTTTGTTCGTCCTTCCGTATCCTTGGAGTGGCCTCCCCACTTCCAACTATAGTCATAGTACCACTGTCGGAACACCTGTCAACACTCGTTCTATTCTGGCTTTACTGGAACACATTGTCTACATATGTTCTAAGAGTTGCTTAGCCTCTGCTCTAGAATGCTTTTGTACTCTGACGAGTGCCTCTCTATGGATGGCCTGAGATATGGCTGTGCTCTCATCCTCGATGTGCCAAGCTCCACATACGAGGCGTAATGAACGTCGCTGCCGACCTCGACGCTGCTGTCTGCGTCGTTTACCTTGTGTGTTATGGAATCCCTGAGTCTGCCTGTATCTACAGGGACAACCGACTTCGCATAGCTCTCTGCCTTCGCGCCAATCTCGTCAAGAGCGGTATGTATCGCCTTCTCAAGCTCGCTCTTGAACTTGTCCCTGTTGTCATTGACTATCTCGATTCCACTGAAGCTTGTGCTGTATCCCGGCATTAGTCAGAGCTCCTTTCGTGAAAGTCACACGGATTGCCTCGGCAATCCAGCTCTTGAACTTCTCCCTGCCATCCTTCCTGATGATTGTGCCATCGGCGTTGAGGCCTCGCTTGATTGCTGGCATGGCTACTCCTTCCAGCCGCCAGTCTTCCAGTCCTCGTATGAGAGTCCGTCTGGCAACGACCTGAGCCTCCCGCTGTCCTCTGGCTGCCCCACCACCCTGAACTCAAGGCTGCACCTGCAATTGTACCGCTCCTGTGGGCTTGCGTCGGGGTCTGCTGGGTACCATATCCGCTCTCCAGTGCTCTCGATGAGGAACGGCCTGTCCAGCGGCACGGATTGCCCGTCAAGCTCCCTGTGCGTCTTCCTCGTCCTGTTGTCCATGACCGCCACCCACACCTTCTCGATGGGTATGCCAGAGGCAAGCTCTGCCCTGTACGCAGCGAGCTTCCCCATGCTCTCGGCACCAGTCGCGGCGGTGACCAAAGCCCTGTTAGCCACCCGCATGTTCATGTCATATATGGAGCTTACCCTGCCACGAATCTCTGGGAGTCCAGAGCCAGCTATCACCGCGCTCGTCACGACGGCCATGACCTTGCGCATGTTCCAAGCGAAGTCCTTGTGCCCGTCTGTGCCCACCTTTGGCAACTTGTCCCTAAGCACCTCTATGGCTGGCATGGAGCCATAGCCCGCCTTGGACTCGACCATGTACTCGGCCATGCTCGCGCTCTCGGAACATATGCCGAGCATCGCGGCTGATATCACCGCCATCGCAATCCTGTTGGTGGAGGTCGCCTCCTTGGCAATCTCCCTAGACACCGACCTCATAAGCTCGATGTCGTATGCGTAGCCGTCAAGCCACTCCTCATACTCGCGCTGCGTGGCGGTGCCCTGCGCGACCCGCTCCTTCCAACGCCTGTTCTCAGTGTCGAAGTCTTCGAGGAGTTCGTTGAGCTTAGCCGCCATCCTGCCCTTGCCGACAGCGTACTCACGGCTGATTTGCTTGGAAAGCCTAGAAATCTCGCCATCCACCCACAGATGTGCCATGTCAGCCATATGTCCTCCAATGCATGGCGTTGCCCCTCGCCGCCAAGAGGGCCTGTTAATTTCGGGTTGTCAGGCTCAGCCAGCCCGCGTGGGCGGGTCGTATACAGTCTACCAAAAGACGAGACGCACGAGACGTTGCTGGTAACAAC